TTTAGAACACCTACGAAAGTGTTGCCAGTGTCGTCTGGGTTTAGGTTGTTGCTGTTTAGAGCAGGAGTGTAGTCAAGAACACCAGCCATCTGTAGAGCAGAAGCTACGTCAGATGAACATAGGATGATGTTACCTTTACCACGGCGAGTCGCTTTCGCAATCGCATTCGCTTCTTTTTCGATTTGGAACATCAAGCCTTTGAATTTCTCAACAGACCAGCGGCCGTTAGCGTCAACGTCTAGGTTGAACGTACCAGCTACAGCAGTGTCTTGTGAACCAGCAACAGCGTTAGTTTTAACAGTTGTGATAACTTCACGGTTGATCTCTGCTAGTAGTTCAGCAGAAAGCATGTTCGCAAGTTCAGTTTCAGCGTCAAGACCGTGGATCGCTTTAAGGTCTTGTGCAAGCTCAGTAGTGTACTCAGCTTTTAGAGCACGTGACTTAGCTTCTACAGAAACTTTATCGATCTGGAATGACATTTCACCGAAGTCACCGCCGCCAGTTGAACCTAGTTGTTCAGCCGCCGCAGTTGACATGCCTGCACCAGCGCCATCGCCAGAGAAGTCAGTGTCAGCTTCGTTGTAGAATGCTTCAGTCTTAACAGAGTTGTTAGCCGCATCAACGTAGTTAGAACGCATTGCGAAGATAAGACCAGTAGGACCAGTCATTGGCTGAACGCCAGCAATGTCGTATGCAACTAGGTTAGGCATAGCACGGCGAACTAGAGAGATAAGTACAGGATCGTAGTTATCAACGTTGCCAGTGTGGTTTACGTGACCAACTTCTGCTTCTGAAAGAAGTTTGTTTGGTGAGTAAGATTGACCTTCACGTAGAGCGGTTTCTGTGTTTTCAAGCAAAGTAGCTGTTACAGCCGCTTTGTGCTTGTCTTGGATGCCGGGCAGTGCTTCATGCTCAAGCACAGGAGCCCATTTCTGCATTAGTTCTTCGTTTCTCATTTGATTTCTCCTTTGTCTGAGATTTAATCTAATGTTATTTATAAAATCTTATTTTGCGAAACGACCAAGCGTTTCAACGTAACGTGCAACTGAGGGATCGACTGCTACTTTAGCTACTGCTTCTTCCTCAACTTCTTCTTCTAGTAGTTCAGCCGCTTCAACAGCAGGAGCTACAGATTCAGTGAAGTAGTTGTCTTTGATTGCGGCAACTTTAGATGCGTAGTCTTCAACGGTTTCAAAAGTAACACCTTCAGCTAGAGTCGCAAGTTTTTCAACTTGAGTCTCAGTTAGGCCTTCAGCGATAGCTTTGAAAGAACGTTCAAGTTCTAGTGCTTCTTTTTCCTCTTTTAGAGCTACAATTTGCTCAACAACATCGTTGTATTTAGCAGTTTGCTCTTCAAGCTTTTCTTCCATCTGTGCAACATGGTCAACAGTTTCGTCATCCATTTCTAGGTTGTGCTCAGATACAAGAGTCTTGATTCCGCCTAGTAGAGACTCAGCAACTTCAACTTTGATGTTGCTTTCGATTTCTACTTTGTTGTCTTCCATCCAGCCTTCGATAACGTAGTCTAGATATTGATCAACTTTTTCTACTAGGTCTTCAACAGCAGTCTCAACCTGTTCTTGCAGGTCAGCTTCGAATTTCTCTTCCAATGCAGTTTTTTCAGCAAGTACTTTTTCATGTACAGCCGCTTCGAATACTGCTTCTACCTTAGTCTTGAACTCTTCAGATAGCTCTTGACCTTCGAATAGACCACCGAAAGCTTCTTTTAGACCTTCGTCATTTGTACCCTTAGATGGACCTTCGTCTGCAACGGTATCCGCTTTAGGATCAACTGACAGGTTCTTATCAGCTTTACGATTTTTACCTTTTGGCGAGCCACCCGCTGGCGTTACAGGATCCGCAGATGCAGAATCTTCACCAGTCGCTTTAGCTTCGTCAAGTTCTAGGTCTAGATTTTTTTCTAGTTCACTCATTTGACTTCTCCTTTAACTAAACAAGTATGATTGTCTTGTATATTTATATTATTTAATTCTTTAGCGAATTTACGAACTTTTGAAAGATAATCGCCGCTTGTTCTTCGAGTTCACGAGGATCACGCTTTGCAATTTCTTTAATTTCTTCTTCGATCTGATCAAACGTATTTGCTACTGTCCATGAAGAAGAAGCAACATCGTAAACCCACTCGACACCTTCCATAACGCCCTTGACGAATGCATCTGGTGCAGAAGGATCTGCTACGATATCACCAGCAGTTGCAAGCATAAAGTCATCTTGCACTTCCATGATACCATTGCTATTCTTTTTAATAGATCCCATTCCACGAGATGAGATGCCTAGATTAGCGCCCTCATCGATCAGATTCTTTACGATCTTACCCATTGGTGTATCCATGACTTTTGCACGACCAACAATGTTAGAGCCATCTTGACGTAGTTCTGTAAACATATGTGATACACGATCAAGATTGATAGTAGGACCAGCTGGGTGTCCTAGCTCTCCGTAAGCACGTTTTGCTTTAACGTAGTTTTCGTTGTAACGATTCATCTCTCGCATCAATGTCTCAGCAGGATAGATGCGACCGTTGCGGTTCTTGATATCACCTTGCATGATGATACCTTCGATGAAGTAATTCTTAGTGCCAGTCTTTTCGCCAGCTTCGTTAAGAACGTCTTCTGCAACGTATTGTACGTCTTCAACGATTTCTTTAATTAGTAGTGACATAGTATGCTCCTATCGTCTCTTAGCCGCACTAAAAGCGAAGTCTAACATCTTCATGAATGTTGTCTCGCCTTTATTTATTGCGTCTGCAAACTTGGCTTGATTGGCGCCACTTAGAGCATCATGTACTTGAACTAGAGCAGAAGCACTAAAGCCATCTACTTTTAGTTTTTTGCCATCAGCGAATTTAATGTCTGCACGTTGCTTGTTTTTAACAATCTTACGTAGATCATCAATAACAGCTTCGTAGATAACTTCTTCTTCGACTTCTTCTTTCATCGCTTGCTTAGTAGCAGTAGCATACATTACTTTCTCTGCGTCATCGCCGTAACGATCTTTGAACTCGCCCATCTTCTTTTTCATAGACTTAACGATTTCTTCACGCTTCTTCTCTTGAGCCGCAGTCATCTCTTCTTCAGTCATAGGCTTTTTCTTTTTCTTGCCATATGATGATTCACCCATTTCTTTGCATTCGTGCTCTTCACCCTTAGGGTAAGTTGCACCGCAGTCAGGACATTCAATTTGACGTGCTTCTTCGTAGACTTCAGCATCTTGACCTTCTTCGTGATCAGCTTGACGCTTTGCTTTCTTTGCTTTAGCAACAAACTGATCTTCCTTAGCGTGAGGGTGACCTTTCTTATCTACGATATGTTTGTCTGCAAAGTTTTGCTCATCAGGTGACTTAATTTTGTCAACTGTTTCAGCAAGTTTTTCTTTGAAAGATTTCATCTTAGTTTCCTATTATTCTACTTCTGAATCTGTTTGCTCTACGGAGTCATCAACTTCAGTTTCAACTTCTGCTTGCACTTCTACTTCTTCTTCAGTAGCAGGGTCACCAAACATATCGTCAAATTTAGCACCAAGTGCATCTTCAACTTTGCCTGCCATTACATCAGCAAAAGCAGTTTCAAAGGATGATGCATCTTTGTTATGTGCATGATTAATCATATCTTTTACGCTCATTTTATAGCTCCTTATTCTCTTATAACATTATTTATTAAAAATCAGAATTAACATCTTCGTCATCTTGAGGCTCTTCTTTAGCTTCATCCTCAATCTGTTTCTTAATGTCTTCGATTTGATCTTCACTCATGTATAGCACGTTCTTACGAATCCACTCTTTAGAGAAGTACTCTCCTTTGTATTCGTCAATGTCACGTAGAATCTGTAGTCTGTTCTGTAGAATCTCAGACTCTTTTAATTCTTCGAAGTGGTTATCAATCATGAAGTCATAGCGCAACATTGATTGAATTCCGTTCCACTCTTCAGGCGCAATAACACCTTTTAGAATTAGTTGCTTCTCTAGTACTTTATCAAATAGAATTGAGAAGCGAGTTCTTAGTCTACGTACAAACTTAGCAAACTTAATTTCGTCACGGCTAATCTCAGATGCACGACCTAGAGAGAA